CCGGATAGGAGCCCTTCTTGGCATCGGCCGGCGGTCGCGCATCGGGCCTGATCGTTTGAGGCCCGTCGAGCGAGGCTTCCAGCGTGTTGGCTAGGAAACCCGTATCTCGGGGCGTGCGGGCAAGAACGTCTTCGAACATTCGCTCCGAAGCTCGTTTAAATACGGCTTCCTGACGCGCTTTTGTCGTTCGGACCCAGTTATCTATTTGTGCCGCGAAGCTCTGCATTGCCATCGTCAACCCACGCCCATCGAGTGCCCGAAATTACCCTCTGCACATTTCGCGACGACACCCCGATCATTCTCGCGATGTCCTTTTGGAGCATCGTGCCGGCGAGACGACGGATTACCCTCACCAGATCGGGATTGAGAACGGTAGCCTTCCTCACGTTGCCGATCTGCCATGTGCCGTGGCGCTTGCTGTCGGCCACATTCCCCAGCCGGGCTTTCCAAGAGAGATGTTTCGGATTCATGCAGGCCCTGTGGCCATTGCCGCAACTATGCGCAGCCTCGTGATCTGGAGTGGGTGCCGGACCGTGTGCTTTTTCGCACATCACGCGTGAGGCAACCCTCTTTTTGCCTTCGCTCCTCACCGTCCCATAGCCATACCGACCAATCTCGAAGGGCCACCTCAAGCATTCATCGCTTTCGTGATCGGCGTGATCTGCGATCCATTGCAACGGCGCGCCTGGGCTTGCACCGCGGCGACCGCCCAGCGGATCTCCGTGCGCTTTGAAATGATAGGCGTGGCGAGCACAGTAACCGTGTGCGTGGTAAGGCTTGCCGCACCCCACGACAGCGCATATCCGTTTGGCAGCCATTCTGACCCCTCCTACGGGTTGGCTTGGTTAGAGGCCGGGATGGCGTTGGCGCGCCGCTCGGCCTCGCTATTTCTACTGCAGATTGGAGAAATAATCCCTTCTGTAATTTAGGCGACAGCGGCAATTTGCGATCTCCGAGAGAGGCCCGCTCGGGTCGCCCGGATATCGCAGGCCATTCGAAAAGTGCTCGTTCAGCCCTACGGTTTCGCCATTAAGATGACGGTGGCTGTCTCGCGTGCGGGCGTCTTGAGTGGCGTGCCATGTGCGCCGAACGCTCACCGCCGGGAAATTCCCTTTCTTTACCGCTTGCTGCCATGCTTCCTCTCGCGAGGCGTTGATCGCGGTCATGCTTTCGGTTCGGCCGACGGTCTCGCCACGAAGCTGCAGAAGACGGTCTGCATATCGCCCGGTCATCCTGGTGACCGTGGCTTGGTCCAGCGGTTGGCCTTCCTTGATCGCCTTTAGCACTTGGGCGTCGAATCGTTTATCGCGCCGCTGTCTGCCGAGATAGTTCCTCATCTGTGCGGGATCGCCGGAGAGCAATTCGCGACGGGCATTGATGACGTAATCCGTCTGCTGACTGGTGAGACCGACGATTCCGCCCTCTCTCCGACCGGTCGCCACATTCGTTCTGCCGACGATATCGAGAGCAGTCGTGCGCGGGTTGTTGCCTTGCGCCATCCCCTCGGTGAGTGCCGTCCGGATGGCGGTGCGCTGGTCATCCACGATCCCGGTGATGGCCGTCGATGAGTGCGAGGTCAGCCAGTTCTCCGCTGCAGGCATGCGCACATCGAAGCGGAACACCATCGTCGCGCCAGCGGGATCCTTCATCGGCGGCATCGTCGCTGCTGTGGTTGCGCCACCTTCCAGGAAGGCTTGTCGGATCGCCGTATCCATCGGCTGGAAAGCTGCGGTCTCGACGTGCGTCGCCCTGACCGCCGAATCGATGTCGCCGCGTTCCAGAGCTGTGATGATGACATTCAGCCGGGCGCGGTCGACGATGTCCTTGATTGAAGCCAGGAAGGCTTCTCGGATGACGGGATCGAACTTCTCCAGCAGGGCCTCGATGCGTTGCTGCTGAGTCGGCCGGGCCACGTGACCCTACCCAGCGACGAAGATGAGGAATGACACTACGGGCCCCGCCGCCGGAATAGGCGTGATCTTCTTCACGGTCCTGACTGCGCCATCGATCGAGATGGCGTCCGTCATTAGGGGCTCGAGATCGACAATCGCTCCATCGGCCGCCGCACCGTTCGTCAGCGTGTGCACTGCCTTAGGCGAGCACGTCGCCATAAGATCGGAGGCCACGATGGTCGTCCCGTCGACGTACTTAGCCGATACACCCCGCACGACGGCGTCGAGCTCGTAGGTCTCCGTTGTCGCAACGGGGATCACCCATGGCGCGCTCGGATCGACTGCACCAGGCGTCGAGCGGGTCAGTGTGACGAGGCCCTGCTTGAATTCCTTCAACAGGTCCGCCGCCATGGCCTGAATGTCGGCGTAGAAGCTCATGTCCGGCGCGCCTCACCGAACAGCGATGATCGCTGGCCCACCAGAAGGGGTGAAAGGATGCCATTGATGACGGCGATCATCGGCTGCTGCTCCTGCGCAGTGCCGGCCCCGATGGCATATTCGACGTCGACCGCGCCGGCCACGCTAACGCGCTTCTTGATCTGGCCGGGAATCACATCGGGGTTCAAGGAGCCCGGCTTGGCAAGTTCGCGCACCGCAGCCTCGACCGTCGCGGCAATCAGCTCGCGGGGAAGCTCGCTCTCATCAATGAGATAGCCGTGGATATCGTAGGCGCCGCGGCGAGGCCATTCCAGGGCCTGAACGCGGAGCGTCTTTCGAAATCCGGCAAAGCCTCCACGGAAGGCAAAATCGATCCATGTCGTCGCACGGCGAAGGGCCTGCTCGGCGGGAATCTGGTCCGTGCCGGTGATCGGAAACGTGAGGCCATGTGCGACGGCATATGTGGACGCGTCGGCCAGGCTCACATAGCTCTCCGCATCTGCTCGGCCGGTCCCGTCTTCGGTGATCAGCGCCATGATCAGCCCTCGTGGCGAAGCGTGACGATCGGGGGAGCAGACCAGACATCGACGCGGCAGGCGATCTCGACAGCCTGCTCGGCCGAGCACCCGGCATGCATTGCGCCTTGCGCCGGTCCTTCGCCGCTGCCAATGGCGAAGAATTCCGCCTCGATCGGTCCGGAAAGATGGAAGCCGTTGTTGGCGAACAAGGCGCGGCCATCTGGCTTGACGACCAAGAGGGTAAAATTCGGATCGCCTCGCATCGGCGGCAGGGCCGCCGGCTGAGCGCCGTTTGCGTACCAGTCGAGCACTGCCTCGCCAAGCCCGGGCTGGGTGCTTGAGCAGCCAACAAGCGTGCCGTCGGTTAGACGCCTGATCTTGGTCTTGCTGCCGAGCGCCGCATTGTAACCGGCATAGGCTCGGCTATCTGCGGCCATCACGCCCGATCTGTAGGTGATGGTGGTCACCGCCTCAGCCCGCTGCGGACTGATCGGCGATCTTCTGGCGCAGTTCCTCGGCGGTCCAGCCCATGTAGGGCTTCTTGCCGATGACGCGCTCGTACTCCGCCCGGAGCGCCGGCCGTTCGTCGTCGCCCTCAGAGGGCTTCTCGGCATCCGGATCGGCGGCGGCCTCCGCCACGGTCCAGCCGTGCGCCTTCATGTGCTCCACCTCGTTCGGGTGGATGTCGCCAGTCTTGCCGTCGTCGTGGCGGATCATGCGGATGGTGCTGGCCATGGAATCACTCCGTGGATGTCGCTCGTTCGATGGTCCAGCCGCGTTCCTGCACTCGCTTGCGCAGAAGCTTGATGTCTATCCCGGTTGCGTCGGCTATCTCGCGAAGCGTCTGCATTCGACCGTGGAATTTGTATCTCGCGAGTACTCTCGGCTTCGGCGGCGGCTTCTTGACATGGCCGGCCCACCGCTTTGCCCTGGCTATCGCCATGCGTTCATCGGCATCCAGGGCCGGCGTCGTGAGCGCCTTTTGGGCCGACCATTTCCAAACGACGATGCGCTCCCAGAGCGTTCCCTCCGCGATGCCAGCTTCCTCGCTCCATCGCCGCAGCGACTGAGTTTTGCCGCGAAATCTGATCTGCCTCCCGCTTCGCCGATTGTCGGCGTTGCGAGATCTGGAAACCCATCTGACGTTACCGGGCTCATAGTCGCCATCGTTGTCGATGCGGTCGATCTCGGCGCCCTTGAAGTAGCCGGCAGGCAGTTCGCGGATAAATGTCGCAAGATCGCGCCATGCTTCACAAACTTGAATTCCCCGACCGCCATAGTCGGGATAGGCGGGACACGCTGGATTGAAGCAGCGGTCCATCATGTGCCGCCACCGGCCATAGTGAGGATTTTTGCTCAGGCGATGCGTGCTGGTGCGCTCGTTCTGCACGCAGCCGCAGCCGATTACCGCGCCGCTTTTCAGTCCATCCGATCGGATAGCCTTGGGCTGGCTGCCACAATCGCATTGGCACACAGCCATGTATCGGTACGTGTCGGGGATCACTCCGAAGGCCACAACCGTGAGCCTGCCGAAACGATCTCCGACACGAACTGACTTCGCTGAAGCCTCAACCAACCCGAATTGACGCAACATTGCTTTGGCTCCTTTGCCTCGAAGGCAAATTAACCAAACATCTATATTGCTTCAACTGCGGTTTGATACGAACATCACCCCAAGAGCAGACTGATGTGCTCACTCTTGATGCCGGAGACGCCCCACGCCATCGCGATCTCGTACTTCACCTGGCGGTACATGCGGTACAGCGAGACCTCGAAGGTGAGGCCGGTGATCGGATCGGTGATGGAGGTGCGATCGTCGGCCGAATCGCCACCCTCCGGCAGCGCCGGGGCGCGCGCCGCGAGCACGATCGCCGAACGGGCGAAGGCGGCGTTGGCGGTGTAGGCACCGCCGACCGTGATCGCGTTGTTGTCGGCGATCGCCACGCGCGTGCCGGGCTTGTTCAGTGAGAACGAGCCGCCGCTCAACGCACTGCCAACGACGTACTTGTTGGCCGCATCGGCGGCGAAGGTGACCACGTCACCGGCCAGGACAGTGCCGGTGCCGGTGTCGGCCGCAACCACGGTCTCGCCAGCGCCCAAGGAGGCGTCGTTGACGAGGTAGCCGGCACCGGTGCCTGCCGTGTGAAGACCCACGCCCGCGGAATTGCGCAGCGCGAAGCCCTGCACGCGATCGGTCATGCCGTTTCGCAGCATGTCGCTGCTGCCGGCCTCGTTCACCTTGAAGAGGACGGACTGCTTGCCGCGCAGGTTGCCGATGGCCGCTGAGCCGAGCACGAGCTGGAGATCGCTCTGCGGCGCGCCGTTGTCCTCGAGGATCTTGCGGATGCCCGCGAAGTCCGTGAGATCGCCGGCGGTGCCGAAGGGCGCGGTGCCCGCGGTGCCATAGGCACGCGAAGCCTTGGCGGCGGCCTCGACTCCGAGGTCGACCTCGATCGCGTTCACCAGCTTGCGCATGCCATCGGCGAACTGGTCGACCAGCACCTGGTTGAAGGTGCCCGTGGAACCGACACCGCGAACCTCTTCGCCGCTCCACAAGATCGGCGCCGCCTTGGACTTTGAGATGACGATGTCGGCGTAGCCGACTGTCGTGCCACCGGTGTTGGCCGGCAGCTGGCCGGGGGTGACGTCCTCCAGCGCGCCCGCCTCGCCGAGCGGGACGCGGACGGTCTGGCCGACGGCGGCCCGCTCGGCGTTGCTATCGCGGCGCACCGCGGGGATGAACCCGGCCATCTCGCGCGAGACCACGTTCAAGGCCTCGTAGAGGGTCGGGATGATGCCAGTCAGAGTGTTGGCCATGGATGGCTCCAATGAAAAAGGCCGCGTCCAGCGGCCGGTTGGTTGTCAGGGTTGCGTGCAGGGCCATCCGACCCGGTGCGCCTTTCCTCATCCGAGGTCGGGCAGGTTGCGATCAGTCGGTGATCGCGTAGCCGTCCTTCATCTTCGCGGCGCGATCGAAGGCAGAAAGGTTCTCGAAGTCCTTGCGGGACATGGTCTTGCCGCCGTTGCCGCCGCCGTTGCCGCTCCTGGCGCCGCTGCCGCCGCCGGTCCCCTTCAGGATCGAATCGCGATGCGGATAGGCATCGACCATGCTCTCAATGGCCTCTTCGAAGTCGGCGATCTCGCCGGCCTTGGCGCGAGAGTAGATCGGCTGCCCGTCGAGACCGACGCCGACGATCTTGCCGTTCTCGATCTTGAAGCGGGAACCGAACATGGATTGCAGCATGTCGGGCGGTACCGCGGTCTTGTCCGTGATGAACTTCGACCGCGAGAACGCGCTGCCGACTTTCTCCGAGAAGAAGTCGGACTGCAGCTTGTCGCGCTCAGCCGTCAGAGTCTTGATCTGCTCGCCCGACGCCTTGGCCGCCGCGGCGACCTGTTCCTCGGCGGCCTTCTTGGCGGCAGCCTTGATCTCCTCGACCTTGCCGGCGGTGACGAGCTGGCCGGCGTCGAGGTTCTTCACCGTTTCCAGCGCCTTGAGGGCGGTAGCGGGGTCTTCGATGCCCTCGAATGCCTTCAGCTTGCCCTCGGCCGCCTCCTTGGCCTCTCGGTGGGTCTTCGCCTCGGCGTTGAGGCGCGAGATAGTGCCGAGTGTGTGCGCGACATCGAAGGCGATGTCCTTGCCGGCGTCATCCACGAACAGCGGCTTGCCGTCCTGAATCAGGGCGTACGTCTTGCCGTTAACGTCTTCCGTCTTGAGCTTCATCGATCATCCTTCCGGGCATCCGCCCTTTGGGGTCTATGGGCGATCCCGCCCGTGGCGTCCGCTGGTCATCCGATCAGCTGGACAAAACATCGTTTGCCGGGTTGTCCGCAGGAATCTCCGCGAGGATCAGCTCGAGATCCTTCCCGGCATCGTATTCGGGTGCCAGCCAGTCGCGGCGCTTGGCTTCGTTGATCAGCGCCTCGCGGCTGATGTCGTTATTCTTGCGCATCGCCAGAAGAACCGTGCTGGCCTGATCGGATTCGATGTCGATCGCGAAATCGCTGTGCACCGAGACTTCGGCTTCGCCGGTATCGGCCAGCCATTTGGCGGTGAACTTCAGCGCGTTCTCCAGCGCATCCTTGAGATTGATGCACCAGGCCTGGATGGCAGAGTTGCCCTTCTGTGCCGCGAAGGCCGTCGTCACTACGGTGAGGCTGCCGGTCTGCGCCGTCAGCGGCTGGCGCCCCAATTCCCGGAGCTGCTGCTCGGTGGCCTTGATGTCATCTGCCAGAAACCTCAGCGAGGTCGCGGCCGGCTCTACGAAAGTCCATGAAGCAGGTGACCGGCCTTCCCGTGGTGGCGCATAGAGCACGACGGAGGGGCCAACAGGGGTGGCTTCAACCGTACCATCCGCCTTCCTCGGCGGCTCCACACCATTGCCCGAGAGCATCGGGAAGGCTGTCAGCTGCTTGGTGTTCTTGAGGTTGGTTTCCTGCTGGTAGTGTTCGATCTGCAGGTAGGCCGCATCCTGCATCGGCGGCACGATGCGCCAGGACCCCTCGATGCGCCGACCAGTGATGAAGGGAACCAAGGCGATGACGCCGATGGCGATGGGTCCCTCACCCACGTTCACCCATGAGACCTTCCCGTCGTCGGCCTTCTGCTCTTCCCACAACGTGAATCTGGCCGGACCATACCCATCGGCCACGGCCGAAGGGTCGCGGTTCAACTCACGAATCCGCCGGACAGTCTTCTCGGCATAGCCGTCGTTGACGGTCTCGCACTCCTCGATGCGGGCATGAACGATGGTTTCGGCGCCATCGACGATGGCGGTCCGAACGGCCAGCAGCCGCTTCGCGGGAATCAGAACCCAATACGGCCGCGCCCCGAGCCGCTGCTCATCCGCCAGAGACGCCCGCTCCGGGACCGGCGCCTTGTCCACGAATATCCATGAGATGGCGTCATTGACGCCGGCAAAGAACAGGGATGCCGAGAAGACATGTAGATGGTTGCCACGCCCATCGACGTCTTCGATGAAGCTCTGGATGGCCTGCGACGCGCCGTCGACGAGCGCCACCTCCTTGGTGAACGGCTTGGCCGCCAGGTTCTCGACGATGTCGCGGTAGATGTTGGTGAACTTGGCGTTGCTGCGGCGAAAATCGTAGTTGTTCGCGCTCTCGTAGGGGAACTGCGGGAGGTACTTCGTCCCCGCCTTTCTCATGGCCTCGGCGCCCGCCAGGATGGTCTCGACCATGTCCCAATAGGGCTTCATCGCGAGATAGTCGCCGCTGGGTTGATCCGGCCCCGGCGCCAGTCCTGGAGGAGCGGCCATCGACTACCTCGCAAATCCGTAGACGCCGAACGTGGCGGGCTGCGCCTCGGGCTTCAGCAGCGCGTTGAACGCCCGGCTCGTGGAGTCGGCGTCGTCGTCGTGCGCGCCCTCGGGGAAGCCCTCGAGTTCGGAGAACCACGTCGAGTTCCATAGGCCGCGCAGCACCAGCACGTTGCCGGCCTCGGCTTGAGCGGAGAAGCCCGAGAACCTCGTGATCTTGTCGCCGCTCTCCGGTGACGATCGAACGTTGAAGCCCACGAGCAGCTTGGTCAGCGTCGCGATCTGCGCTTTTCCAGCCTGTCCCGGATCCTGCGGCAGACTGATCTCGACCGGCTTGCCATCGGCCTCGGCGGTGTTCTTAATCATCCGCTCGACGCCAGCGGGCGACTGCCTATCGCGACAGTGATCAGCCACGATGTAGCGGCCGTCAGGAAGCTTTCCGATCTTGGTCCCTGCCGTCCAGTCGGGATCGTTCGATTCGGTCTTGGGTGTGGCACCGAGGTCCCAACCGCGCGCCCAGCGCGCTCCAGCGGGGATCGCATCAACGACCGTGCACCAGCTGCGCTGAAAGTAGAGCCCCGCCGCCGGCCTGATCTTCCAGTTACCGCCGAGGAGGCGTTCCCGCTCGACCGTTGGCAGCGCCATCAGGTTGGCGAGGTAGCCCGGATCGGCAGCCATCAGAGCGGGGTTGTCCGACAGCTTGGCCGGAATGAAGGTCACCGACTTCGGCGGGATCGGCCTGCCCTCGGGGTCCTTGAATTCTGCGAGGTCTTGCGGATTGTCGGCCCACTTGATGACGTCGCCGATGCGAACCATCCAGCGCAGCACGCCAGCGCGCTCCGGAATGGCGTATCCCGTCTCCTGGTTGATCCACCAGGCGATGAACTCGGCGACCCAGCTGTCAGCGTCGGGATTGCAGGTGGCCCGGATGTACGGCCGGACACCGCTCATCGAGCGGTTGCGGCTGACCATGTACCAGAACTGCTTGGCCGAGAAGTGCGTCAGCTCGTCGAAGGCGATGAGCGCGATTTGCGAACCCTGCCAGTCGAGCACGGTCTTCTCGTGCTCGAGATGCGCGAAGGAGAGCGCGGCACCGGACGGGAATGTCCACATCAGGTCCGGCGCGATGTTCGGCTTCGCCCCCGCCAGTGGGAAGAGCTTGTAGCTTTCGTCCCATAGGCCGCCTTCGTTGCGCACCTGCGTCAGGTTGCGCCGGAAGAACACCGCGCCGAAGTCTCGATTGCCGCTGTGGCGCAGCGCCTCGAGCAGCAAAGCCCACGTTTTTCCACCGCCGGCGGACCCGCCAAAAATCGCGATATCCGCTGGGCTTGAGAGAAACCGGGTCTGCGGCCCTGCCTGCGGCCGGATGATCGTGACGGGCGCCTGCCCGCTGTCAGCTTCTCCCATTGTCCGGCAACTGGAAGATCGTCACCGGGGACTGCGGCGGCAGATCCTTCCCGTCCTTGCCGGTGTGCTCGAGCCGGCGGCGATCGGTGTAGTGGTCGCCCATTTCCTTGGCTGCTTGTTCCAGGAGTTGGGCCACCATGGCGCTGTTGCCGCGCTGCTCGTTCAGGTCGATCTGACGCTGCAGCTTTCGCATCCGCACGACGCGATGGCTGATGCCGATCGCGGCCTCCTCCTTGAGAAAGGCTTCGCGGGTGGCCCAGAACAGTTTCCGCCAGCGCTCGGCCACGTTCTCGCCGGCCTTCTTCGTGGGGTCGTAGAATTCGACAGACTGCGGCGCGATCATGATGTTGAAGGCTTCCTTCACCATCTTCGCGACTTCATGCGCACTGTCGAATGACGCGAGTGCCTGGACGACGAAAACCTTCTGTTCGTTGCTGAGCTTGCCCGTATTCGCCATTTCATGCCGCCTTCAGCAGGCATGTCCCGCAGGCATGCCCGATCATCTGGGGCGTCATGAGTGGCGGCTTGCG